TGACGTTGGAGTTCGTAATGAGTGCTGCGCTGAAAGCCTGCGAAAAGTTGATCTCAAGTTGGTTGTAGCGGTTGTTGGTCGTGATATCCCCGAGTACGTTCTCGCTGCGCTGGTGCGTTCGCAGAGCGCCATCTAGATCGACAGATAGAGTTGTTAGGTTACCTTGCGTTTTACCGGGACGATTGAATGTGGCTAACGCACTCAGTACACCAAGATTATTTGTGGACGGAGCGGCATTATTGTCTGTTAAAGTGCCAGTAGCCTGTACTGCAAAGGCACCTGCGTTAGTAACCACGCCATTGAATGTCGTGGGGGGATTACTGACAATAGCAGAAGCAATCGCGGCAGCCGTAACTGGCGTAAGAGTTGTAACAGTTGCAGAGGGAAGGGATACTGGAAGTGGGTTACTTGCCGATGGAATTTGAAGATTACTACTACCGTCTTCCCAGCCAATTGCGGTGGCGCTAGATGGAGCAGTATTTCCTACAGTGCCTACTGACGCATTGGCACCCCCGCCGGACACCACAGCTACATTCAATGCACCTGCGCTCGTAAGCTGCAAGGATGCCTGTTGACCATTGGTGAGTGTCGGTGCACTGGAATGATAAATACCGCCAACAAGATCGGATGCCGTACCCGCAGTTCCGCCAGTTACCGAACCAGCAGTTGCAGCGGTTACGGTAATGGCCGATGCATTTGCCACATTAACATGAAGATTACCGGAACTATCTACAGTAGCTTCTTGTGTTGAAGTTGTCGCATCACGAAGGATAATTGACATTAGTTAGCTCCAACTACATTGACATTATAAGTGCCCCAAGTGCCGCGTGGAGCATACGCGCAAATATCGAATCCAATACCGGGTTGTACATTTCCAATACTTAGAACAATACCTTCCACAATGGCTTCATCGGGGTCTGGATGGTCGGCTGAACCATCTGTGAAAGTGGCAACCAGACAAGTGGTAGTCTTTACCCAAGTAAGTCCGGTAAGAGTAGTACGTGCCGTTGTATCCTGTCCGTCCGGGGAATCCGCATTTCCAAAAGTAAGAGTGGCCTGAACTGCATATACATTTACCTCACTAGCGGAAGCAGCAGCGTTATTTGCCACATTCACTACCGAGGTAATTTGAGTAGTATGGGTTCTTAATTGGTTCTCAATAGCAAGTGCCCATTTATTAAGCACAGCTAGATCGCGCGGCAAGTTTGTGACAGCTAGAGGCATAATTAGTACCGATGAAGTGGCTTGACTTGGGTGGAAAACAAATCCAAGAAGATATCCGAAGTAGTGCTGTTGTTATCGGATGTAGCGGAAAAAGAAAACTGATACATGCGATCTGTGGCCGGTGCACCGTTCAAGTATACTTTATATTGTCCAAATGGGGACACCGAAAGCGCAGTGGGACTAAGCACAGTGTTAGGGGACCCATATGAGGAGGGCATGGAGGCTCCGCTTACCGAGACAAGCATTCCCGACAGAGAGGTGCCAACTTCTACTTCATTCAAGGTTTTGTGGATTGTTGGATCGCCTAAATCAAGGAAACTGGTTGTAAGGATGGTAGTTATACCGGTGGCCGTTACATCGAGATTACGGTCCCATGTGGTTGTTGTGTCGAACGCCCAGATGTCACCCGATGCATCGGTGAACATGAAACGTGGGATACCTGTGTAGCTGAGATAGAACAATCCCGCACTGAGTTGATCGTAGAGTTGCCAGATATACCACTTATGACCGTGCAAATCATAAACGCACAAGGTATCAGGAACAGTGTTCGCGCCGGTTGGAATAGCGAGGATATAGAAGTTGTACGGCCCGTTGCTCGTAAACTGAGCCCAGCAGTTGTTAAGAGCCGCTGGATTAATCGAGTTCAGAGTAGACTGAATGGGTGTGCCAACATCTTGATACGTGTTGAAGTCAGACCCTATGCAACGAAGGTCCGGTGTGAGCCACATAGCCCCCACGGGTGTACCTTCGAGGAACACGGTTTGCCAGACAGGTTGGTTAAGTAAACCGACATCATTAAAAACAATGACTGGCTGCGAAAAAGTAGTCGCGTCATTGCCTGTCATGCTGCGAATATGAAGTTCAGTGCCAACATACAGAGTAGAACCACCCGCTAGCAGACCATGGATGGTTTCTGCACCTTCGCTAACATCAATACTGTTATAGGAAGGCCAATCTTCTTCATAACGGCCTGCGATAACTCCTGTGGAAGTAATGACTTCGGCAAGACTTTTACTAAACCGAAGGAATTGATCTTGTACTAACCACAGTCGTCCATTCCATTTGGTTGGAAATTTACCACTAGCCGGGGGTGGTTCGTTGCCTAGAAGCCCACTAGTTAAGCCGCTAGTATCTGTTTCTTGATATACTGGCGCAAGCAGCAAATCGGTTTCAGTTGTGTTATCCAAATAGTTTGTAGCGTCTGCCGCGAGTGTGGCAACAAAATATAGAATAGACGGATCGCCGCCATCGGCTGTTGCCAGTAGAACCATCCCTGTAACTTGGGGGTCACTCGAAGGATAGATATTGGTGAGTTGAAGTTCTTTATTGACTACAGGACCGGAACTGGGACTAGGCTGAGAAAGATCGCTGTAGTTTCCGGTGACAGAATTGTAATATGCGTAATAGTAGACCCGCCCGATATTTAGATTAATTACTCCAGTATAGTGATCGGAAATGGTCATTAATTCCGAAGATAGTGGAGCGACGATTCCCCATATTTGTACGCCGTAGTCCAAGTCCCATTTCTGGCAATCGCTATTAAGGCCATCTACAAAATACATCCAATCTCGTGAGCAAACACCTTCAACTGTACTGGCTCCACTACTGGGAACAAATATCGAGGTAAAGGTCGAAGCCGCACTCCAATAGCCAACATTATTAGTTACGGATTCCACGCCCGTAGCGTCGCTCGCTGTAGCAATAACAGTGCGAGCAACATCGGTATCGTTCTGATAGACGTAGAGGCGTTGAGCCTCGATGACAGGAGTAGCCATTAGCCTTGTATCGCCAGTACGACACCACGATAGGTTACAGTTTTGTTGCAGGTAAATTTAGCGGGCAGGCTGCCAGTGTTGGCAACTCCCTGTGGGCACCATTGGAATCCACTTGTTAGAAACGGAGAAGTTACTCCACGGACAGTATAACCAGAAGGCTCATTGAGAGTAAAACAGCCCGCCGCAGTAAACGAAGCAGACCCATCGGTATTTGTCGCTCCCGCCCATCCAAGAAGCAACTGATTCTCAGGGAACATGAATGTGGAAGCAAGCGTGATCGTCCCGCTTGGTCCACCATCACTTACCCCGCTGTCACTTTCAGAGGCAATCGGAGTAAGATGACTTGCACCGATTATTTCCGCTACACCCGCGCATATATTGAATGTCGTGCCAGTGCAAGCTATTGTAACGGTTAAATGACCGGGAGTTGTATTAAGAGCCCAAAAAAGAGCTAATTCACTATCTAGATTAACCCGCCATTGAACTTGGGTATAAGTGTTACCGTGGCTATCTGTAACGGGATATGCTCCAGTTGCAACAGCAGGAGTGTTGTAAAAAAATACAAGTATCAAACTACCGGCCAAAACTGCTTCAGGGGTTACTAATTGTTGCGCGGTGATGCCAACTTGGTTGTTCGCTTCAAAGGGCAATACCTGCCGAAGTAAAGGCGTTGTGTTTGTATCTCCACCCGGACCTCCGATATCTAACTTCGGTGAAAAAATTGAATAACCCCAACGCCGTTGAAATGCGTTAGTTGCCGGGGGCAACACATTCAAAGCCGTCACAAGCATATCCGGGTTTTGCCCCGGAGGAGCTGTCCAATCGTCCACTCCGGCCATGCGCCAACTAGTTCGGTTGTATTGATACAACGCGAACGGGTCTTGGCTGTTTAGACCGAGCGGGATTATGGTGGCTTCGGGCATTTTACTCTACGAAGTAAACTTGAACGAACAAGTTGGGATTAGCGTAGTCGTATCCGAACCACACGCCATCAGGCCCCATTACAAAATAAATTTCATCTGTAAAAACCCAAGCTGGCCAGACTTCACAGCCAAACCAGAAGCCGCCGAAATAGACTTGACGCCGACCATCAACGTATCGGTTTCCTTGAATGTGAGCGTGTTGTGCGGGACCCATGCTACGCGGGTCTGGGCGATGGTCGCCCTTTCCGTGGTCGCCTTTGCCACCGCTTCCGTGGCTTGGGGCATGACCGCCTTTTGAACCGTGCTGGACCATGTATAGGTCCGTATCGAACTGTGTGCCCTCCTGAGAGGCGTTTGGGACCACAACGACAGGTTTCGGCACAACACGCGGCGTAGTAGCTTCGGGATGCGCGGCCATGAACGCCTTGATGAAGTTCACCGGAACAAGCAACACGCCTTCATTGTCCGCGCCCTGAACGAGCGTGCCAATGACGGCATTCTGTTTCGTGGATAGAACCGCCGAACCGGATGAACCCGGTCCAGTCCCGTACAGCATAGCGTGAATCTTGCCATCCATGTCTGGGTCAGGACTATTAACTCGTGTTTGACCAACATGGCCCTCGTATAAACTCTTGTCGATCCCTTCATATGGGATGGAGACATTGATAAGAGGTTCGCCATTCACGAGTTCATCACTGTCGCCCAATTTCAAAACCGGCAGTTTCTCTTTCGTTTGCACATCCCACAAGGCGATGTCGTTAATAGTCTGCCAGTCGCCATGGGCGATGACCTTCGCGGGAACAAGGTCCGTAGGCAATTTGCCCGTAACATCGGAATAGCTCACGGCAAAGTTCAAATCCGCATTCGGAAACTCGCCCTCAACCGTGGCACAATGATCCGCTGAGACAGCCTCATAGCCATCCTTGACCTTAGCCACATTCCAAATAGTGCAAAGCCGCGCCCATTCTCCCGTATCGGGATGCTGGGCAAAAAGCACACCAGTAGCTTGATAGGCTTTCTCTTCGAGTTTAGTCGAAGATTTGGACCCCGCCAAGGTAGTAATCGGCGAGCCCATGAGCATAGCCGACAAGACAACGGCACCAATTGAACGTAGCAAAGACATGACTTCTCCTTAAAAGAATGGCGGGAGGATTCCCATTTCCTGTTGATTGACGTAGGTTGATGGATCAGGGCGCATGAAGTCAGGTTTCGGAAAGAGGTTCTTATCCCACACCATTTCGGTGCAGCCGGACTTATAGGCGCTCATACTCTCGGATGCCTGTTCGGGCAATCCAAGAAACTTGAATGCATAGGCGTTCACACCATGCACGACGACATCTTCGTAGTCGTCTGGAATCTGAAGTGTATCGGAAGTCGAGGTTAAAACCACCCGATCTTTGTAGTAGTTGAATCGGATAATGTAACCGCCCATTTGGGCGATGGTGCTGGCCGTTGGCACGGACTGACCTGTATTGGTCAACCCTGTAGAAGGTTCAGTCCAATTGGTACCAATGGCAATGGGAGAAACATTTTGAAGTGTCTCTCCTCCTTCTTGGGTCCCCGCATACACGTTATAGTGCCCATACTGAATACCCGTGTCGGTATAGGGCCAGTCGATGTTCGGACTGATTACTGAGAGGAGTTTCCCTGCTGCCGGTACCCACGAAGATTCGATATCGCTGCCCACACTCTCGCCACCATTGGAGTCCACGAAGGTTGTGCGAACGAAGTAAGTACGGAGAGGTAGAGAGCCCCCACTAACAGTGGCAGATAAGATCGGAGTTGCCGGGTACGGTTGATAGGGATTTGAATTAGACGGTCCCGGATAGATATGCAAAGTGAATGGATCATTGTGGTTTTGCCAGAATGTAGCGGGCAGTCCCGGACGGCTTTGCCCTGAGCGGTACATCTGCTGAGGAGCTACTGGTTGACGCCCGACGCTTTTGAGTTGTTTGTAGTTGGATAAGTCCCATACTGAATTGTCTTGTATCCGATCAACATCCGTAAGAACCAATCCCGTATTGACTTGACCCTCGGGAGGTGCGCCAGTTCCAATCCAATAGTCAGTTTGACCTTGATAGGTCATAAAATACTGCGGCTCGCTAAGGATGAAATCCCACCGAGAGAACCGAAGTATCTGTTTATGGATACGATTTGTATAGTCAATCAAGATTGCTTCACCTGTGCCAGTAACGGCAAGTTGAGAGCGGATATCCTGAGAAACCTTTCCAATGATGTCTGCGACAGTGCTCATTTAGACCTTCGGTAATGGAGCAATAGGATCGGACTTACTTGCGAAGTAATCTTCCTTCGCGGAATGGGCTAAAACGAGTCCTTGAATCGCCCCAATCAATGCCACATAGTTCATATCAAGATGATGATACCATTGCATTACGGTGCCTGATAAAGCAAAAAAGGCGGCAAACATAGTATGCCGCCCCTCTAGCCAGTGCGCTGCTTTTGAGAATAGAGCCATTAGGGTTTTAGTGTTTCCGGGTCAGGCAGGTTAAGGTGCTTATCCCGCACTAGACCAAATGAAAGGATTTTTACAAACATGGAATGATGCTTCTGAGCGGCATTGTAGGCTTTCACATAGTAGCCGGTAACTGTATTACCATATGTAATAGCTACATCACGCTGATTAACAATCTTGAGAACTTCATCGTTAAGGTCGTTAATCTGATCTTGCTGATTCGTTTGAGTAGCTGTAAGAACATCAACCTGCTTAAGCACTAACGGATAATCCGTAACGATGGCATCATCTTTACGAAGAATCGCCGTGTCGGACAGTTTACCGCCCAACTTGCTCTCTAAGTCAGCTTGCACTTGGGCATCTGGTAGCTGTGCTACCTGCCCTGCTGCCGCCTGACGGTCTTTTACTAGAGACGCGAACTGGGCGGTCAGGGTTGATAGCTGGCCGGTCAAGGCTGTAAGCAATTGCTTATCGCTATCAATTTGACCCTGATCTTGCTGAAGCGTTGCATCGTACTGCTTCAAGACCTGTTGAAATTGCTGAGAATCAGTTTGAAGTTGAGCGCGAGAACCACTGGCATATCCAGCGGATGCGCGAATGTTTCCATACCAGAAAAAGCCAACAGCGAGAGCGGCGAGTAAACCCCCCGCCAATATCCATTTTGGTCTAGCTAGCAGCAGAGCCCACACAGTTCCCTCCGATACCTAGGTAAGATGTTTTACCCCAAGTTATAGTAGGTATAAACCTCGGGTCACCTGAATACGGATATACTTTATGCCCATATTCCCCGCATGTCGGGCAGCGCCCGCAAGTTGGGCAGACACGTGATTGCGATTGGGGATAACTTATTTCGTTCTGATGATCCATCCTACACCTCATTGGCTCGATGGAGCCAACCCTTTAGAAATTGATAGAGTTCAGGCCGTTTGGCGACCAACTCTACGTAGTACGATTGCTGCTCGGTACACAACTCTCGAATAACATCCTGTTCAGAGGACCCATTCAAGGAGGCAAGAGTTTCGGTGCCCCACTCCCCATCCGGCATAAGAGTAGCACCCAACTCTTTCAAGCCCAACTGAAGAAGATACACCGCTCGACCTAGCCCGAGATTGACTGCCATATCCAGCAACTTGGTAGCCACTTCCTGCGAGTCCACATTGTCAAAGCGCCAGTAACTAGCCTTGATGATAGCTTCGGCACCGGCAAGTGTCAAATTGGCGATATCAACGTTAGGATATGAAGCGTGGCTAATGCCATACTTCGTTTCCCCACCGGGGTCAGCCGGATTATTCGACAGACCCCCTTCATTCGCCATGACCGTCGGTATTGCTTCTTCAAAAGTAGCCATTGTCTTATAGGACTTGAGCCTTGGAGCCCCGATTCATAATCTTCTTCATCAGAGCATCCGGTTTCGGCGAGAGAACTCGAAGATCAGCCTTCGCTCGTATCGCAAGCAACCGGCGAATCTCACCCGCTGTTTCCGGGTTAACGAAGTGTTTGCCGGGACCGTACTCAACAAAATTGAGATTCACACCCGTATGGACATCATCGAACATATCCGTTTCGGGAACTTCCACCCATTGCCATAGGTCTTTGTTCTGGTTGTCGGCAAGGATTTTATCCTTCTCTGTCACAACCATAACCGGTTCTACAACTTTGGGTTTCTTTGCATCTACGTAAATATCAGACATTGTTTCTCCTTGTGGGATAAGATACTGGAAGGGGCGGCCATTTGTGAACCGCCCCAACCTATTGATTCAACAGATTTTAGTTGTTTATCGAATTCTGACCGGCAGAGATCACCGCCCAAATCCAGTTGTAGTTCGTGATGATGGCCTTGAACGCGAACTTGTACCCCATCTTGCGGGATTGCTGCAAGGTGTCGATCTGTCCGCCCGGAGCCGCCGCATACACACGGAGGTTCTGGAGGTCAGAAATCTGGTACGCATTCCGCGCAATCGCGAAGCTGTAATACAGCTTGTTGGCTGCGCCGCTCGTGTTCTGAAGCACCGGAGCGAAACCCGGAGCGTTTGACTTGACGAAGCGGAATCCCGCGAGTTCGTCAACTTCACCGCGCCAAATCCGCTCGGGCTTGCCGAACTGGTTAGACGCCTTGAAGTCAGGGTCTTGCTGCATCTTGGCATAGACCTGCGGGGCGAGTACGATAACGTAGTCGTCGCCGTTAAGCGGCTGTCCGCCTTGGTCCATCAGATTCGCGTGCAGGGCCGTGATATCGGTATACGACAGCACATCCTGCGCGGTTTCCGTAGCGTTGCTCACTTTACCGTTCGGGCGATAGACGCTCGTGGCAGCCGAGAGAACGTTGAAGATCAAGATGTCGTACGTTTCCGCTGCGTGCAATCCAAGCACATACAGCGCGCGTCCCACAACGTCATGCTTCGACGTGAGTTCCGCAAGATCAGACAAGCGCAAGAGGATACCGTACTGCTCGGCAACTGCTTGGTATTGCGACATCTGGAGGCCAATCGCGTCGGGCGAAACACCTTCAGTCAACTGCGTCGGCGAAGTCGTGGTAGCGAGCTTCTCCAAACGGTTGAACTGAATGGTTTTGCTGGAATTCGACGGAATCGGGTCCTTGTCGCCGAACTGATCGAGCACGGTTTTCAGGACCGCGACTTCGAGCAGCTTCGCGCTAAAGTAAATCTGTTGATCGCTAGCCAGTGAGCCAGCGCCGCCCGGTTGACCCGTGGTGCCAGTAATGACAGAAACAACATCATCACCGAACCCAAAGACCATCCCGACGAGGGATACGAGATTCTTAAACATTTTATTTCCTTGGGGCATACAGCTTAGAAATCCAACTTAGCTCCGCGTGCTTCTGCATCTGCAATGATGGCCTTGATGCCGTCAACTGAACCCAGTGAAGGCTTTGCGGTCGTCTGTGGAGGAGCAATAGTCGAGGATTGCATAGTTGGTCTAGCTGGTGCCGTTGAAGTTTGAGGTGCTACTGCTGATGCTTGAGCCCTCAGAAGATCGCCAGCTTGCAAACCCTGTCCTGTCAAATAGGCCATCTTGATAAGACCGGGCAACCTGTCATGCCAACGATAATCCTGTGTGGCAGTGGCATATGCGCTACCTAGCTCTGGAACAGCTTCCAACGCACGTCTAAAGAGCGGACTCTGGACAAAGGTTCCGATGTCTTTGATCTCGCCGCTTACTTGGCCGAGTGCTTGGTCCAAGGCTGCCCTCTGCATAACGGGAGCCAGTGGCTTGAGAGTGTCCATCATAAATTTCGTCTGGACATCCCGGTATTCCGCCGGACCTGCTTTAGCTGCTTGGACAAGATCGTTGAGGTACTTATCGGGACTGTTGTAGTAGTCCGTAACGGGTTGCTGGGGAGGCTGATACTGGACGGGCTGACCTGTGATCGGGTCAATGCCAGTCGCAAGCTGATAACGCTGTCGCATCTGAGCGATTAAGGCATCCTTCTGATTGATGCCCTCAAGTGCAGCTTCCGGTGAATTATAGACGCTCTGATCGCCCTTGAGAAAAGGGGCTGCCGGTGGTTGTGCCACTGGTTGCGTTTGTACCGGGGCTGGACTTGATACTTCCGGCGTTGCGTTTACTGGCGCTTGTGGCGCTGGTGCTACTT